GTAACTGTTACAGTTGGTTCTGGTGGAATTGGCGGGTTAGCATCTAATATTCCCTCATCACTTGGCGTTGCTGGGACTGACGGTGGTAACTCTACATTTGGTGCGTTAGTAATAGCAGAAAGAGGTTTTGGCGGAGGAACTGACGGAATCGGCGGGAAGTCTGGTCAAAGATCAATGTTTCAAGGTGCCGATGGCGGTAATGGCGTTTCTGGATCTGATGGAGGCAATGGCGGTTCAATTAACTATGCGGCTGCTGGAGGTGGAGCTGGTGGCGGAGTGACATCAACAACAGCGTTTTTTGGCGGATCAGGCGGTGTTGTTTTTAGTAACTATGCAACTGGCGGAGGAACTCCCGGTGGTGGGATTAACCAAAACGGCAACAATGGGGCCAGTTTAGGATACTCGTCACACGCTGGCGGTGGTGGCAGCGGAGGCGGGTCATCACTAACTGCTAATGGTGGGAACGGCGGCAACGGCGGCATTTATGGTGGCGGAGGAGGTGGCGGTGGCGCGCAAGGTGGCGTGCTATCTTCTGGCGCTGGCGGAAACGGAGCGCAAGGCATCGTCGTTGTAACTACATATTTCTAATATGGACACTTACGCAATACTTGATAAACAAGGAGGTTGGTTGGTGAACCTCGTCGTGTGGAATGGAAATCTGGAAGATTGGCAGCCTCCCGCTGGGACTGAAGCGAAATTAGCAAGCGAGATTGACTTGCATTCTCTGCCAGAAAGACCAAGCGATATGGTATAAGCTTAATCCATTTACAATGAATACACCAGACGGAAACTTTGCACATGGGACTGGGTTTGCTGGGGCAATCTTCAGCGTATTTGCAGTAATAATTTCTATGTTACCTGAGTTAGATATTTTTCTCCGAATCATTGCATCTACTAGCGCGATTATTGCGGCATGGGTTTCGATCTATGTAATGCTAGCAAAGCTGAACAGAGATAAAAGAAAATGAAGCTATCGTTAACGATAATCTCCGCTATACTACTTTCCTCATGCGTAAATATACCGATACCTCCGATTGGAAAAGATCAAGGTAAACTTGGTTCAGTTCAACTCAAATTGGCAGCATCGTATATTCCGCTAGTAAAACCACAGAACAAAACAGAAACAGAGAAAGAAGACCCAAATGTGAAATATGCGTTTGAGCAATTCTCTAAAACCATAAAAGACAAATGAAAATCGTAAACATCATATTGGATCGCCTTTCCGAGAACTCGACATGGCGCGGAATCATCCTCGTAGCTACCGCTCTTGGAGTTAAACTTGACCCAGAGTTGCAGAACCAAATCCTCGCCGCTGGCTTAGGATTGGTCGGCGTGATAAATGTCCTACGCAAAGGCAAGTGACTAGGGTTGAGATAGAGAGTATGCAAGCCCGTATTGGCGTAAAGCCAGACGGGTGGTGGGGGCCAAAGAGCATTGCTGCTCTAAAGAAGCACCTTGCCGCCATGGCCCCAAATCCTCCTATCTCGCCAAAGCCAAGCACGAAAGCCTGCACAGAGTTCTTTGGCGAGCCGGGGAAAGTTCCTATCGTCCGAATCAAGCCTCCATACAAAATGTATCTGTATGATGGACCAGAGACGATCAGCGGAATTGCCATCCACCCAAAGTGCGCTGAAAGTCTAACGGAAATCCTTGAGGAATTGCTAGATATCTACAACACTCCAGACTCAAGAAGCGCGGCAGGTATCGACAAGTTTTTCGGAAGTTATGTGAATCGTCCGCAGCGAGGAGGATCAGAGCCAAGTAAACACGCATGGGCGGCTGCAATCGACCTTGACGCAAATAATAATGGACTGCACACGGTCTGGCCTACAAGATCGAGGATGCCGATACAGGTCATCGAAGTCTTCGCCAAGCATGGTTGGATTAACCTTGGGGCGGTAATTTTTCGTGATGCTATGCACTTCCAATTCACACAATGAAACAATTTGACTTGAGCAACGATTATCGTTAACGATAAAAGACTATGGGCAATTCCTGCAATGAAACAATTATAGTTGCCTCTTATGCGAAATCTGCAAAAGAAAGCGCAATAAGCGCATCGCATTCGGCCTGCTTGGCTCAACAAGCAATTGGCGCATCTGGAGCTACCGGAGCCACTGGAGTCGGCGCAACTGGCGCAACGGGATTAACTGGAGCCACAGGCCCATCTGGAGGGCCAACAGGGGCAACAGGAGCCACAGGTGTTGGAGCAACAGGAGCAACGGGATTAGCTGGAATTAACGGAACTACAGGGGCTACTGGCATTCGTGGATCAACAGGAAGCACAGGGGCCACTGGGCAACAAGGCGCTACTGGAGAGCAAGGCTCTACTGGTATTGGTGCTACAGGGGCTACCGGAATCGGAGCAACTGGTCCTATTGGGCCACAGGGATCTACGGGGATGGTCGGCCCTCGCGGAGCTACAGGATTGACAGGCCCATCAGGCGCTGGAGGAGGAGTCGGATCAACAGGGGCTACAGGCTCACAAGGAGCTACCGGAATTCAAGGAAGCACAGGATCTACTGGGCCAAGTGGTATTCAAACAACCTATGCAACGCTAACCCCAAGGGAAAATCAACCTCCAGCAACAGCATTTGCAACATTGGATACTCGCAATAGTATTGCTGTATTAGACTTTGATGATACAACGATTGAAAATGCTATATTTTTGGATATAATCCCGCAGTTTGCAATACTTACAAGCGGTCTAAAAATCCGCATCATTTGGACAGCTACAACTGCAACAAGTGGAGATTGTGTATGGCAAGCCGCGTTAGAAAGAATGACAACAGACATTGATGTAGATTCGTTCGACACGGCAGCAAGTGCAACAGCGACAACTAATGCTACAAGCGGAGTTCCAAATTACACAGAGATTACATTAACAACAATTGATTCCGTTGCCGCAGGGAATGGTTTCCGCTTGAAAATCACGCGCAATGCAACAAGCGCATCGGATACAATGACAGGCGATGCCGAGTTGATCGCCGTCGAAGTAAGGAGCGCGGCTTGATATGGCTTACGATTTTAATGGGACGAATCAGTATCTGGAAGTCGCAACTGCTGTTGCAAACCGACCCTGCACGATGGCGGCATGGGGTTATTTGGATACCACAACTGGTGCTCGGGATATTGTAAGCGTTTCGTCAAAAACCACCACATCAGTTTTGCGTTTAAATGTAAACTTTGGGCAATACCGCATCGCAGATCAAGGCAACGTAAATGCGGTTGCAAATGGGGCAATCGTTTCCGCAGGATCGTGGAACCACTACGCCGGCGTTTTTGCGAGCGGATCAAGCCGGACTCCATACACAAACGGCGTTGCTGGAGCGCAAAACACAACCTCTGTTGCGGCAATTACTCCCACCGTCACAAGCATTGGCGCATGGTTTGAAGGAACGAGTAACCCAATTCAATTTTTCGATGGCCAAATCGCCGAAGTCGGCATCTGGAACGCCGCCCTCACCGCCGCCGAAATCGCCTCCCTCGCCAAAGGCATGACCTGCGACAAAGTGCGCCCACAATCGCTCGTTTTCTACGCACCACTCGTCCGCGACCTGCAAGATGCTAGGGGTGGTCTAGCAATCACCAACAACAACGCCGCCACCGTAGCCAACCACCCAAGAGTCTATGCCTAATTATTACAATCGAACAAATCCTTCTGATCTTCGTGATTTGGAGCAATCCTTGATCGACACTTGGGAAGAGACAAACAACCCAAAACTTCAAGAGTGGATTGCAGTTCCACCGAAGCCATCGCCAAATGCGATTTGGGATAATGGTCAATGGGTAATTCCGCGGCCACCTTCGTGGACAGCAGAAGAATGGCTAAATAAAGAGGGATACGGAGCCACACAGTTAGTCACATTGTCGGATCTATACGCAACGCTTACTGAAGCGGGCAAAATATCACCAAAGCTAAATACAGTAAAAGCGTGGATAAATGCAATTCTTGGAGAGTATGTGCAAAACAGCCAACCAAAAGAAGACTGGGGAACCGCTCCATTCACATTTAATGAAACAGTTATTGAAGCATATCAAGAACTGTGAATTAAAACATTTGACTAAACCCAAACTATCGGTAACGATAAATATATTATGAGTTGTGGAAATTCCAGAAATTCTAAATGCAATTCGTGCGGCCCAAGTGAGGCGGCAATTAATTCTATTGCGGATCGTGCAGCTTACTATGCTCGTATAGCCGTCTCTGCTTCAGAGACTGGTGGAGGAATTCGCTGGGGATATATCGGTGATGGAGTTGAAGATACATTCAATATTGATGGGGCAGGAACAACGAATAGCGCATCATTCCTTGTAACGATTGATGGAGTTGTCCAAGACCCATTGGACTACACAATCACATACGGGCTTCCATATACCATTACGATGAACAATCCCGTCCCATCTGGTGATGAAATTGTCATTGTTTCACTTAATGGCAAGACAGGGGCGACCGGACCTACTGGAGCTACTGGCGCCACAGGCCCACAAGGCGCTACTGGAGTCGGCGCAACAGGAGCGACTGGCCCGGCTGGGCCTGCTGGAGGCGCAACGGGAGCGACTGGTCTTACTGGAGCGCAGGGAGCCACTGGAGCCACTGGCGTAATTGGATCTACTGGATCCACTGGATCCACTGGATCCACTGGCCCAGCAGGCCCAAGCGGAGGAGCCACCGGATCAGGAGGAGACGCTATTTTCTGGGAAAATGGTAAGAATGTAACTACCAACTATACCATCACAACTAACAAAAACGCAATGTCTGCTGGACCAATCACAGTCAACGCAGGTGTCACAGTAACCATCCCAAGCGGATCAGTTTGGACTGTAGTATAGAAAATAAAAATTATGCCAGTAACAATTAATGGAACAACAGGAATCGTAAGTCCAAACTACACTGGGAATGGATCAGTGCCAGTTGGAAGCGTATATCACTTTGCAACTTCAACTACACCGACTGGGTTTTTGTTTTGCAATGGTAACACCGTCCCAAATGGAAATGGAACTGTTCAAGGAGTAACTGCTGATTTCTCTGCACTCTACGCTATCCTTGGAACTACTTATGGTGTTGCTGGAACATTGCCAGATTTGGAAGGTGTTTTCATTCGCGGAACTGGATCGCAAACAATCTCTGGAATTACTTATTCTGGAACTCTGGGAACAAAACAAGGGGATGCCATGCAAGGGCACTTTCACGGAGCGCAAACTGGAGCCGGAGGAGCTGCCTTTACAGTATCAGGGCCAAATACAACTATGTATTTTGGTGGAACTGGAACAGGTTCCCCAACTACAGACGGAACCAACGGAACTCCACGCACTGGATCAGAAACTCGTCCAGCAAACATCGCGCTCCTTCCCTGCATTAAATACTAACATATGGCAACATCACTCACACTCGAAAACGATAGTTCCCTCGCGCAAGGGTATATCAAAGTCAATGGCTCAACTGCCGCTACGCTGACTACCTCTGGTATTACAGCTAATCTAACTGGTAATGTTACTGGTTCACTTACCGCAGGAGGTTCACTTACTCTCGCAACTTCACAAATTGCATCTGGAACTTCGGTTGACTTTACTGGTATTCCAAGTTGGGTCAAGCGGATTACTGTGATGTTTAATGGAGTTAGCACAAACGGAACAAGTCCAGTTCAAATTCAACTTGGTGATTCCGGTGGAATAGAAACTACTTTATATGCAAGTGCTATAGCATTAATTACAGGAACTAATGCTTGTCAATTAAATATACATTATAGCGGGATTGTTGTTGCAGGTGAAAATGTAAGCTCAAATAGGATTGGAACTATTGTGATTTCAAATATATCTTCAAATCTTTGGATTGCATCAGGATCATTAGTTGATACATTGGATAATGCTACAGGAATAATTAACGGAAATAAAACTTTAACTTCAATTCTTGATCGAATCCGAGTTACAACAGTCAATGGAACAGACACTTTTGATACTGGAATAATCAACATATCTTACGAAGGATAATCATGCCAACAACAATTACTTCCGCAGGAATTACTTTTAACGATGCGACTTCGCTGACGAGTGCTGTTATTCCAGCCAACGCAGTAGGAGCAACGCAGATCGTAAATGGTTCTGTCACCTCAGCAAAACTTGGCACTACAGAGCAGAAACAGATCGCAAAGGCATGGGTGAATTTTGATGGGACTACATCGCCGGGAACTATCCGTTCCAGCTACAATGTTTCTAGCGTTACGAAGACTAATACAGGAAGGTATATTGTGAATTTCACAACTGCTATGACTGATGTAAATTATACCGCAGTTATGGGAACTTCGTGCAGAATTGGAAGCGTTAATGGAATCATTCTAGTTGAAGACACTGTTAATTCAACAAGAACAACATCAGCCCTTCCAATAACAAGCCTTAGTCTTGGATCAGCATATGAGGACACATCTATTTCGCAAGTAGCAATCTTCGGAAACTAATTTTATGCTTATCACCTATCCACAACCTAATGGTCAACTAGCGGTAGTCATTCCTACTGGCGATGTTAATGACGCAATCAAAGATGTTCCTGCTGGAGTAGAATACAAGATTGTTGAGTCAGTTGACATTGACAACGACTACTTCAACGCATACAAGTTCGACGCTGAACTTGGAGCAAAGGTAAGCATTGATAAAGCAAAAGCTATTCACCTTGATAAGTTCCGTGCTGTTCGCGCTCCAAAGCTCGCTAAACTTGATGTCGAATACATGAAGGCAGTAGAGGCGAATGATGAAGCAAAGAAAGCCGCAGTTGCCGCAGATAAACAAGCATTGCGCGATGTCACGCTGACTACGCTTCCTGACGATCTTGCTGGCATTAAATCAACTTGGCCTGATATTCTAAATTAAATACTATGACTCCTTGCACTCCAGCACCTCCATGCGACTTGGGATACCCGTTGCTTTGCGAACCTCTTGAAGTTACAGCAATCGCAAAACGACTTGTAGTAGAAGACCCGTCTGCTTGTCAGAAAGCAATTCAGACGCCACCATCTGGACAAGCCCTAATCTCTAACGCAAATGGAACTATATCGTGGACTAATGGAGCGAACAATACTGTCCTTCGCAAAACCTCTACTGGTAGTGTTGAATTTGCTACGCTGAATAGTCTTCTCCAATCTGGCCCAGTTGATCTTGGTAGCCGTCCATTGACTACTACTGGGGCGGTTAGCGTTGGTTCACTTGCATCAAATGGAGCGATTACCGCTACATCTATCACAGTAAGCGGAGCAGTTTCAGCAGCATCATTAAGTGTTTCTGGCGCGACATCGACAGCCGCGATTACTTCCAGCAGCACTATCCTTGCTAATGGTAACTCATCCAAGATTGGATACAATACTGGTGCAGGCGGGTCGATTACCCAAGGTGCAGGAGCAAAAACAAATACTGTTACGCTGAATCGCCCGACTGGAATTATCGTTACCGATAGTGCAGCACTCGCGGCTAATACTGCTGTTACCTTTAACTTGAGCAATTCTGTTATTGAGGCTACGGACATTGTGGTAGTGAGTCACATATCTGGAGGAACGCTTGGTTCATACAACTTCGCGGTGGCTCCAGCGGCAGGCAATGCAAATATCGTAATCCGAAACATCACCGGAGGACCATTATCCGAGGCTCTTACTCTGCGATTCATTGTAATTAAAAGTGTCAACGCATAATGCCAACAGACGGATCAGTATTTGATGGATTTACAAGTATTGTCGCGCAAGATGCTGACACGCATCCATCGTATCTTCCAGAGTTCTATGTAGCCGAGTCTGTCAATCGCACCTTTCGCGGGGGAATTAACCAGACTAGGCCAAGCATTCGGAATCTCCGAATAGTTGCAGGCGAAGGACAGCCATCAACTATCGTTAACGATATTGAAACTGGAAACTTCCAAGGTGCGTATCCATACCGCAAGGTCAACGAGGTGGCATTGGGAGATGGATTGCTTATCTCTGTGTCTGGTAAGATATACTTCCTGCATATCGTCAACAACTACGCAACGGCATATATCCTCCCAGGATTAACCGATTGGAATGACGCATCCCTGATGCACACATGGTTTGTGCAAGCCGAAGATCGAGTATACAT